TGCACTGATTGCATATAAAAAATCAGTTGGTACACTATGTAAGGAATTATTAGTAACGTCTGTTAATATTAATTCTTTTTGTAATAAACCAAAATGTTTATGAATTTCTAGATTTGCTTCATTGATAAAATTAATAAGAATAGCTATATTAGCTTGTTGTACGGTATTTGGATTAGTTGTGCCTATATCACTTAGATATAGTTGTTTTACTTCTCCCTTTGTAACATGGGATAAATAGTCGGAAACTAACATTTTAAGTCCTAAAGTGGTTTTTACTCATAATACCACTATAATATAACTGTGTAAACCTAATTAAACAAAATAAGAACTACTACCTCTAGGTTCAGGTTCTTCCTCATCCCATAACATGGAACCATCTTGTGACTCGCCAGAAGACACTTCACTAGGTTTCCATGCATTAAATTCTCCTAACATCGATATATTATCTAATTGATCATCATGTTTTGACTTAAATCCTTTATAAGTAGCTAATGTAATTTCCATTAACATTTCAGCTAATTCATCAGATTCTTTTAATTCTTCAGGAAACCATATCTTTCCTGATTTAAATAATGGTAGTGCAATTTGCTGAAATCTGCTCATTTTATCTTTATTCGGTCTAATACCTGGGGACGTTTTACCTCTACCTGTAGCTAAAGTGAAGTAGATATTTCTATTCATCTGCTCATTCTGTATCCAGGCAATAAAGCCTCCCTGTTGTCCAGTAACCTCAATACCTACTTCTTGAGGGCGATATTTTTGAGCTAATTTAAATAATGCATCCATTGATTCATTCATTAACGCATGTTTACAGAAGCCATCTACCCAAAGCCAATCCCCATTATTATTATAAGCCCAGACATTAATTGTACTAAAGTCAGCACTTTCTCTAGAGCTCGTAGCAAAGTCTGTTGTAATATAGAAGTTAAATGCTCCCATATTTTGTTTTACGTTAGCATGCTTATACCAGGTAAGATCGCTATCTTGTATTAAACGCTCCTCTTCAGACATGATACGCAACATCAATTCTTGGTTAAAACTGTCTAATTTCCCTGCTCCTTTAGACTTTTGGTACTGGTCCAGTACATAATCATAATCAAATCTGTCTTCCCAAGCACCCCTAAAACGCTCTCTTTCAACAGGAAATTCCTCACAAACTGGGTATACAGATACATGCCATACACCAGATTCGACTGCTTTATAGAGTGGATCTTTAGCATTAAAGGGTGTACCTGACCAGATTACCTTACGTCTTTTAGGATGTAATGCGTAATCAATAGCAGAATATACAGTATTCTCTACGCTTTCAATAATTGTGGGCGAACGAGCGTCATCATCTGAAAGTAAGTCATCTAACATAGCTAATTGCGGTCTCGTGTTTAGCTCTACTGTTCCACGAACGCCAGTTTTAGCACCGTGACCTGTTACAACGAGCTCTTTTCCCTGTTTATTCTTAAAATACCAACGAATATCTGTAAATCGGAACGAATGTAGGTAAGTTTTTAGGAATTCGCTGTGTTGACAGCGTCTTTCTAGCCTGTAACGCATCTTTTTTACACCATTTTCTATAGAATCTGATATATACAGCCCATAATCTACGTTAGCAAAGCCAGGTATAGATCCGTAAACTGCTAAATATAGTATTAGATATTCAGATAAGATTGTAGTCTTTGCTAATCCACGAGAACACATGTTGACTATGTTCTGTGTTTTACCTGTAATGTTGTCTAACATCTTGTAATGGATGACGGGAGTAACATTTTCTTCCCCCCGTTCCCCATTTACAAGCTTTATGAAACTAACAAACTCTAGAGCGAATTCACTAGGTACATAATTTGGATCAATTTCGTAGCTAATGTTATTTAGCCACTCTTCAACAGTTTTCTTTACTAATTTCACATTACCTCATATAACTCATTGATTAATGTAGACTTTTTCTTGCGTCTGTCTAGTTCAATGCCACGTTCCCTGCCCATTGCCTCTAAAGCAATAGGTGATAACGCTTTAAGTTCTGCCCTTGCCAGCGCTTCGCAGTCAGTTTCCCACATACATTTGAAAAAGTGTACACATTTTTTAGGCTTTTTAACTGTTGATTTACTCTTAAACACGTGTTTTTTGCTCATAAATCTATCTCCTCTATTATAGCTATTCCTCTATCTTCTAACAAAAACCCCTGACATTCAAGCAATTCCTCATCTTCACAGATAAGTAACGATTGATTTTCTTCGCACATATAAAATGGCGGGGGCGCTACACCATTCACATAATTACATCCTGTAAGCAATAACATAAGTAGTACTAAGTTAAGATTTTTCATTGGAAACCTCCTCATATTCAGTTTCAACAGTATCCTTTTTTCTAGCGATAATGTCACTTTTCGCAACGTGCTCGGCTGTTACTGCACCACTTTGGATCAGTTGTAGTTGTTGCTGTGCTAACGCTCTAGTTGTTTCTCGAAGCTCATCGATAGAAGAATTGCTATAATTAACGTCAACTTCTATCTTCGCAGCCTCTGGCGCTTTCAATTGCATAATTAAGCACTCAGCTGCTTTTTGACGCACAGTCTCACTTTTAGCACTACGCATCAGATCCGCTTGAGTGTTAATTGCCTCTTGATGGATATCCATATTAAGAATATGAACAGGCACCAAAGTTCTCTCTAAAATCTTGTGAACAAGGTCTCCCTTGTTATAAGCCGTAGAAAACGATGCAATCGTTTTCGCAGGCGTGTTCTTATCTACTAATCGCTGATAACGGTCAGGGAACGTTTTAGCGTAAGCAATCGTATTAGAGTCCCCAACTAACTTATAACTAACAAACTTAACTGCGTTAATGTAGTCCAACATCTTATATCGCCCACTTTCAATCACATCCGAAAAACCAACCAGGTTTTCTTTGTAGATGTCTCTAAACTCGTCACCTTCTGTAGTATTAATGAAGTCAATCATCTCATCAGTCACATTATGACGAAATTTCTTAGGCATGCTGGCTTGCAGCTGTTCTTTCGTTAGTACGTCTGTACTTTCTTTTTTAACTAGTTCCATTATCGTTCTATCCCGTAATAAAGTTTAGCTGCCTTAATTTGCGCAGCATGCCGCTTTTCGTCCAAAAAATAATCGTCATCGACACAGTATAGTAACAAAGGATTCGCAATATAGCAATTCCCTCTTCGTTTTATGAATTGTTGATCTACCAGTTCTTTGAGGTCTTTTTTGTTTACCCTCTCTTCAATTGCGCTGTCAATAGTATTATCAGGATGAAGACAATCGCATACTATATCTACCGTTTCATGCAAGTTGCCCCCCGCCAGCCCCGCGCCCAGCTCGTAACCTACAATAATGAAATGTTGTTTATTCTTTTTCTTCATTTTCATTCTCCTTGACCAGCCTTTCAAATTTATCTGCTAAACTAAAATAATCATCATTAACTGTACGAATCGTATACTGAGGATTCAGCATATAGTGTTTACTTGAATGTTTAGCTATCACCTTTAAATCGATTAGCCTTTTAACAGAACGTGACGCATAGCTCTTTTTAATGTCTAACGTTTCACATATCTCTGCTTGTGTTATATTGCATATATTGTCCCCGTTCAACGGTAACTTCCTAAACATGCAACAGTAAACACTGAAGATAGAAGACGAGCCAATCAGCTCATTTACTACTAACAAGTTATCTAAAGGTATCTTTGCCCAGCCTGCAGTATACGGTGTCTGCATTGTTCTCCCTGAAAAGTACACTCAACAGGGGAAGTATAACATAACATCCCCTAGCAAGTAAACTAATTAACAAAAGTTAACTCCACAGATAACTTTTCAACTACAAAAGTTAACTCTCAGGTCAACCTTGATGTTGCTGGAATAGGGTCTGTAGCGCTTCCCTTCTTAAGAGATATCTTTTTATATAGCTCCAAGCCTCCGTTGACTACGTCAACTACAGCTTGTCGCATAGAATAGCAAGAGAGATCCCAGGGACTAAGTGTGCTATTTTCGCTTATAGAAAAATTACATAATTTACTACGGGTTCAGTAAACTTACATAAGGGGAAGAGCAAAGGCATATACCCCCCCGATACCTTCACAATAACTATCTTTATTATTTGTCTCACAAAAGAGCAAGAGCAAGAGCACGCTAAAGCGTTAGGGCAATCTTGCAATAACCTGGAGTATTCTCTTGTCAAATCGTAATCCTAGTTGGGACTATGA